ATTCCAAAAATATTTGTATACATACATACGATTTGCAAATGTCGGAGCAACATTAGTACTTGTTGTATAAGGTGCACTATTACTGTCTGGGCCGTCGTCTACTAAAGTGACTAATGTATCTTCAATTGTATTCGAAATAATTTTGTATGCATTATCTGGTATTAGACTTGGTACTGCAACAGTAATATCTATTGCATCGTTATTAGTTGTGTCTGGTTCTACAAAATATTCTCTCATCGCAGAATTGACACCACGTTTCTGTGTAAAATAAATATAGTTACCTGCACCTGTTGGTGCAACTGCAGGATCGTGTTCAAATCTTGTCGATAAACTTATTGCTGTATCTGTTGGTGATAATCCAGTTGCTGGAGACTCAATCTTAAATTGAGCTCTATCAGAAAACAATAATAATTCTTCATTAAATGGTATTGCATGTTTTAATATACTAACTTCGTTAGAAGTCGCCGCTAAGTCTACTGGATCTGTTGCTAATGCAGATGCTACAGTAGTCGCAAAGAAATTAAAATATGCACCAGCTTCACTAAATATAATATTTTCATCTGCTAGTATTCCAAGTCTATTTTTATAAAATGTAATATTATTTATTGCAAAACCTATAAAACTTGGATCTGGATTAGTATCATCGTCTCCTGATTTTTTCTCGTCCCATGATACTTGTGAAAATGTAAAATTGCCTGTTGCAGCATCTCTTACTAATTTGTGTGGCATTGTGCTTGCGTCGAGTTGTGTTTTAACACCTGGTCCAACAGTTTCTGTCCAGACACCATTACCACTAAAACTTACATAATAATCTGTATCTGATGTTCCTTCATCTCCAGATATTTTTATAATTGTACCAATACCTGCGTAATATGGTAGTTTAGTAAAATCGTTAACTTCGTCTCGTATAGAATACATTGCAGAGTCACCAGCACCATCTGATGTTGTTATTGTATATCCTGAGTTATTACCAGCAGGTCTTATATCTATTACTGAGTCGTATCTAGTAACAGTAAAATTTGACATTGAATTTAAAGCAGTACCTGAAAAAGTACCTGGTGAAGCACCAGATCCAGTTACAAGTATTTCTGCAATTTTTGCAGTGTCTCTTAAAAAACCTTGAGTTGCAACATCATCACCTGCGGGCATTTGAAAACTTGCAGTTCCACCACCGCCGTTTGGATGTGTTAATGTAATACTATAAGTTCTACCATAATTACTTGTTTTTACATAAACTAATGATTGTTCTACTTTTGCTGCACTAGTTGTAGAGCTCATCGCCGGCGTAATACTTTTATTAGCAACAAAAGTTGTATCTCCTACTGATACAAATTTAAAATCATCTTTTGGATTTGTTGTAGTCAAATAACTTGACCCACTAGAAATAGTTACAGTTTTCTCTGTTCCGTCGACTTCATATGCTTTGATACCACCATTATATGCCGCAATAAAATATTGATTATTGCCATCTCTAATAAATGGATGAATAGCTGTGTTTGTGGAAAATATTTGCGAAGATAAAAGATTACTCACATGTTCTAATGGTGGTCTTCTTGATAGACCATTTACAATAGATGATTGAGCATTTATCTGCGTTTCACCTTGAGTAAGGTTACGTTGTGTGGCATTCTGTTCAGAAATACCATTAACTAGATTTGGTATAGTCGTCGATATAACGGGCATTAGTAGTACCTTCGAGTTGACCCACGATACATAATACGATTAGATAAATCGTTTTCTAATATATTTAGTTTTTCGTTCGCAGCGTCTAATTGTTGACAAGCAACTCTTGCTTCTAATTCATCTTGAGCACTAAATCCTGCTAATTCTTTAGAACCTAAGTATCTTGCTTGAAACCTTCTGCCTGCTGCTGTTACAATATATCTTCTTGCAAACTGAGGTAACTCAGTAAAAGGTAACAATATAATCATATCTACTTTTAATGTATTAGAAAATATATCTGTATTTTTATCCTTATCGTATAAAAATGCATTTCTAATTATGACATTTTTTGTAGAATTATGAGGTCTTGTTGTAACCCATACAGCATTAGATGGCACAGGAATTTTGTTGTCCGAGTCTAGTGCAAGTGGAAAGTCTTCTTGTGTATTAAAATTCCAACCTTGTGTTTGCACATCTACACTAGTTTCATCTAAAATTTGTTTTGCAATAGCAACATCTGTACCAGTAGTTGATGTTATTGATGAGACTGGAGCTTCACCAATAATTGATAACATAGTATTAATTGCTTGCAATTCTGTTGTTAAAGTAATTTGAGTAGCCATTATTATTTAATTCCTAATTAAGTTAAACTAGGCGGTTCAGTCTCCCTTGCCGCCTAGTCCTTATAAGTATAAAGAAACTATTATGCTTCTTTAATTCCTACTGCTGCTTCTGGTCTTAATACACCATGTCCCATAGCGTATTTAGCAACCATTAATGTACCTTGTCTTCTGATGTCATATTCTGACTCAACAGCCAAGTCCATTAACTTCACAGTTCCTACCGCAGATGGGTGGCAAATCAAAGCAACAAAGTTAGATAAGTCAACAGCTTGTGGAGTTGAACCACCTTGTGTTGCACTACCTGCGTCTGCGCCTGTTGTCACATTAGAAGATACAAAGTGAGGTACTGGTATTAAATCAATTCCTGCTATTCTTTGTACTCTACCTTCTGCAATTGAACCATTACCACTGAAGTCAACGTTGATTGCATTTGTTGCATTAGCTAGCTTGTAATATTCTTCTGTTCTTAAGAAGCATTTTCTGCCTTCTTTTGGAACATAATTATCATCAAGCGTTTTAGCTGCTGAAAACAACTCATCAATCATCGCGTTAGCTGCAGTAGCGTCTGTTGCTGAAGCAATGTTTGTATTTGTTAATACAGTTCCTGTTGGGTAATTTGTGTCACCAACATTTGCTGTAGTAGTTTTTGCTGCTTGACCAATAGTCTGTAAGATATGCTTATCTTTTTGGAAAGCTAATGCTCTTCCAATCTCTGAAGAATAAGCGCCTCTTACGTCATAATGGTTTTTAGCTTCTTCAATATTTGATAAGAATACTGAAGATATTAAAAGATCATTAATTGTAATGACCTTCTCGTTGTGGTTTACATCTGAACCAGTGATCTCAGTTCCTGGTGTATGGTATGCCGCTGAAATTCGGCCCATCACTGGGAATTGTGCTGACTTACCTGATGCGATTGCTCTCACCATGTCAGCTCCCTCTGTTGCTGATGCTCTTTCGAACGAAGTTAATACTTCGCCAGCGAACACTTTAAGAAACAGAGCGTCTTCTGAACCACCGGCATTGACTTTACCCACACTTACTGGGCTTGCGTTTGCCATAGTTTTCTCCTTTGACGTTATTGTTAATTAAAGCCATCACATGCATAAGTTCACAGCCAGATTGTCTTCCGCAGAAGGTCTTTAGTTATTTTAATTATGTTAAGGCAGTTGCTTCCTAAATAGGAAACACAACTATGATTTTTTATGACGATTAGCAAAGGCACGTGCAGACGATGCATTTCTAAATCCCCACTTACGCAAAGCTAATGCTTTACGAGTAGGACGGCCTTTGCTGTCTTTCATTGGTCCTTTCATTCCACCAAATCGTGCTGCAAAAGAAACTCTTCTAGGATTAGTTCCTTTTCTAACTGGTGCTTTTAAACCAAATTTTTTTCGTCCTTTAGCATTAAGCCCACCTGATGGGCTTTGATACTTTTTTGCTACCATCTACTTTTTCTTTTTCTTCTTTTTAGGAAAACCTGCTTTCATATTTGCATAAGCAGATTTTGAAATTGTAGATTTAGATTTAGGTCTTGATATACCAAGTCTTTTTCGTCTATTTATATTGGCATACAATCCACGTTTTTTAGCCGGCATTATCTTTTAGCCTTTTTTATTTTCTTTTGCAATGACATCGGCAAAGTTTTTTGCTTTTTAGTCAATGCTTTTTTAGGTCTACCTTTTTTAGAACCATATGTTCCTTTTCCCATTGGCATAAGCTTCTCCTTTATAAGTTACTGTTTGATATTTTTTGTTGTACTTCAGCTTGATAAGCTGGGTCTTTTCCGTATCGTGGATCTTTCATCGCTTCTGTGACTTGAGCCCACGACTCATATGTAGCGACAGTATTAGATTGTCTACCACTTATAAGTTCTGGTTCACCTTGATCAGTTTTCATTTGTGCATTTAAACCTGCTACTGCAACTTTAATTGCATCAACATCTCTGCCATTTACAATTCTGTTGTAAGCATCAATTTGATCTGGTGACATATTTTCTTTTGCCCATGACATCATGCTAGCATAGTTCTCTTGGCCGCCAACAATTCCTTTTATTTCTGTTTCTAATTGTTGTGCGACAGCATTTTGTCCTTGAATATAACCATCTACAATATCTTTTGAGATACCGACTTGAGCTAATTTATTTAAAGAGTCATTAGACAACTCGCCATTGTCATCATATTCTTTTTGTAAACTAGCCATATCTAAACCAGCAGACTCGACAACTTCTTCAGCTTTAGTATCTTGTTTTATTTCAAGACCTTCTTCTTTTTTAGTCTGTTGTGCTTGTTTAGTATTTTTTGCTTCTAATTCTTGATAAGCTTTTATTAGATCTTCTTGACTATTAAATTTACCAAGTATTTTTTCAGGTTGCTGTTGTTCAGATTTATCTGTTGTTTCAACATTTTCCTGTTTAGTTTCCTCGACTTTTGTTTCTTCAACAGGTTTTTCTGAGGTTGTTTCTTCCTGTTGTACTTCTACTTTATCTACCATTAGTTATTCTCCGTATAATTATTTAATTGTTTTTCGACACTTTGCATATCGATATCGCCATTTCTAATACCATCAACCATACCTTGTGCTACTGGTCCAGCTGCAGCGTCTACCATTTTATTGCCCATTTCAGCTTGTTGTTGTTGTTGCATTTCTGCAGCAATTTGTTCTTCGTCTTTTAACAAGCCTTCTGTGTCGATACCATGACTGGTTGCTATTCTAGTAATTAGATCACTTACATTTATTAATTTAGTAGCTTCTGGATTTATTTGTGCTAGACCTGCGATGTCTGACACAAACTCTCTAAGTTTTACTAAATCATTACCACGACCTAATGCCTCTACGCCAGTGATGATAGTAGGTGAAACGGAACCTTTTGGTAATTTAGGTATTTCACCTTTTATTCCTAATTGTTTCATTAATAAGTTTACTAATGGAACCTGGAATTCTTGTGATAACAATGAATAAATACCGCCTAATGCAGCTTCTAATTCATTTGCTAATTTTCTTATTTCTTCTGCTGTTACACGCTCTGCATCTCTAGTTACTGCTGACTGAAGTAAAAATACATAACCTAATCTTTCAGTTAAATTTTTAATAGAACGTTCTACAACTTGTAAATCATAATATTTTTCTGCTTGTAATACATCAACATCTTCTTTTGATCCTGTAATAATATCGCCATTTTGTGACTCTACTAAATCTCTTTTCTTTGTTGTTGCATTTGGTCTTACCATAAATACAACTTTTGACATTGCTGCTGATGCTTGCAATAAAGCTTTTGATAAACCTTCTAATGATTTTAAGTCTCCTAAAAATTCTTCTACATAAGATCTGCCATAATCTTCATTTTCAATTCTGATCATTCTCAATGGCATAAATGGTAAGTCTTCTGATTTAAAAGAACCAATACTTTTTGGTATTGTTACCATATTGCATTGTTGTTCTGTATGATATTTGCCATCTTTTTGTAGTTGTATATTTGTATATAAATCTACATCTTCACTATTATCTGTAATTTGACAAAGCATTCTTGTTTCTTCATCAAACGTTAATGGCGACACTGACTCTTTAATAACTATTTGTAC